CCAGCTTGGTATTGCTTAAAATATGAAACTACATATAAAAAAGTAGAATCAGATATTAAATTAGTTAGTGAAATTAAAATAGATATGACAATATGATGTATAAGTAATATGGTACAGGCGAGAAATACCAAACTTCAGCACAGATGCACAGCATCTACGCCAGCTGGGAAGTCCCTCCGCCTATGTACCAGAGGGGGGGTCGTTTCACAAACTCCCCCTCGCCTCAATTTTTTATGAAAGAAAAAAAAGAATGACAACAAAGAAAAGTAAAGAAATTAGTAATAATAATTTAGTTGCAGTAAAACCAATTACTGATAGCCAAAAAGATGTTTTTGCTTCTTGGAAAAAAGATAAAAATCAATTTCTTTTTGGATGTGCTGGTACAGGAAAGACTTTTGTTTCTTTATATTTGGCACTACAATCAGCATTAGATTTAAAGAGCAATCATGATAAAGTAGTTATTGTTCGTTCATTAATTCCTACAAGAGAGATTGGATTTCTGCCAGGCGATGAAGAAGATAAGGCTGCACTCTATCAAGTGCCATATCAAAACATGGTACAGTTTATGTTTGAGCAACCTAATGAACAATCTTTCAATAATCTGTATGACCGCCTCAAGAGTCAGGGTACACTTTACTTTCTATCAACTTCTTTTCTAAGGGGATTGACATTTGATAATACTGTTGTTATAGTTGATGAATGTCAAAATATGAACTTTCATGAGTTGGATACGATCATTACTAGGATAGGACAAGATTCTAAAATTATCTTCTGTGGTGATTTTGACCAGACTGATTTACAGAGAACAAATGAGATAAATGGCCTACATAACTTCTTACGTATTCTAGAAGAAATGGATGAGTTTAATTGTACAGAGTTTACAATTGGTGATATTGTTCGTTCTGGTTTTATTAGAAGTTATTTGATTAATAAAATTAAGCTCGGAATTGGTATGGATTGATGAAGTATACGCAACGCCAATGGGATATGGAAGTAGGTTGGGGATTAGTTCCTGATGAATACAAATACAATTGTCCTAAGTGTGAAGACACTGGCGTAATACCTTTTCATAAATTAACTTCAGATACTAAGAAAATAGTTCAAAAGAATGTAGCTAATAATGAAACAACAACTAAATTAACAAAATGTGATGAATGTGTAGGAGAAAAGATATGAATATTGAAAGATTAAGAGAACAGTTAGAAATAGATGAGGGTGTTAAATATGAAATATATAAAGATCATCTTGGCTACCCTACTTTTGGGATTGGTCATCTTATTTTGGATTCCGATGCTGAACACGGACAAGATACAGGAACCGCCGTTAGTGAAGAAAGAGTCAAAGAAGCCTTTGAAGCCGATCTCGTTTCAGTCTTGTCTGACTGCGAATCTCTCTACGGAGATTTTGGAGATTTGCCAGAAGATGCTCAGGAAATAATTGCTAATATGATATTTAATATGGGTCGGCCTCGTTTGTCTAAGTTCAAAGGAATGAAACGTGGTGTTGATGCTCGTGATTGGAATGCAGCTGCTGATGAGATGGTAGATAGTGCTTGGTATCGTCAAGTACCAAATCGTGCAAAAAGACTTGTAGAAAGAATGCGTAACGTATAAGTGACTTGACAAATCTAAGTAAATAAGGTATAGTTATATAATGTTTAATCATATGTATGTGGAGTTGCCCCCTATAAGCGCAACAACAACTAATGGTGTTCGACTATATGAAACACCAGAAGGAAACAAGTATCCTTCAATCACAACTATTCTATCAGTTCGTAATAAGTCTGGACTTGTAGAATGGCGTAAACGTGTAGGTGAAAAGACTGCAAACTACATTGCTGGTAAGGCCGCTGCAAGGGGAACTAAGGTTCACCATATGTGTGAGGACTACCTCAACAATGAGAATATAAATCATCATCAAAAAGATTTTCTGCCTTGGTGTTTATTTACTCAGTTACAAAAAGTTCTGGATAATATAAATAACATTCATGCACAAGAAGCAGGACTCTATAGTGATAAATATAAAGTGGCAGGTAGAGTTGATTGTATTGCAGAGTACAATGGGGTACTGTCTATTATAGACTTCAAGACTTCAACAAAAGAACGCAATGACGAATGGAATGAAAACTATTACATTCAATGTTCAGCTTATGCAGAGATGTATGGGGAAAGAACAGGTACAGAGATTCATCAGATAGTTATTCTATGTGTAACAGAAGATGGCACTGTACAAGAGTTTGTAAAAGAGAAATATGATTACCTTAATGCATTGGTAGATACCGCTGCAGAATGGAGAGAACAAAATGAAACACCTAGTACAAGTAATGGCGGTGTTTCTGTTAATGGGTTGTCAAACCAACAATAATACTCCCAAAGACATGATATCGCCCAAACCAGTAGCAGAAGCTAAACAACCAGATATAATGATAGCTCCTGATTCCGTTCCAAAAGCGGTGCAGATAAACAAACCAGTTATTTGTGGAGATTCTGCTACAATTCTATCAGGGTTGATAAGGAATACTGAAGAACAACCTGTTATGATGTGGAATGATGAAACACGAGGCCACCAACTTGTGGTTATGATGAATAGAGAAACTAAAACGGTAAGTGTTTTAGAATGGCCGTTGCCTGATTTTGTTTGTATGATTTCTTCTGGAGTTGATGCTTCGTTTAATGGGGAACTAAATCAAAAGAAACCAGCTGGTTTTAAAGTTTCTAATTAAAGGGTATTGACTTTATAGGTTCTATATGGTATAAATATAATACAATTTGATATTTGAAGGTTAAGATGATGGATGAAGGAAACAAAATGAGTACAGTTACTATTGAAATGGAATGCGAACAAGTTGATGTTATCCTTGTCCAAGTACTTAAAGAGCAGTATTTAAGTTTAAAAAATGACCTCGATCTAAGACAGAGCGATGATTACGTCGGACATGGTTTCTTTGAGAATGATAAAGATGCCGATTGTGCTGAGATTCAAAGCCATATGGATGCCGTTGCAAAAGTCCTCTCATACAATATGATATTCGACGGGTATGAAGACTGGAAACAAAATGAAAAATAAAGATTATGTTGTTGTTACTGCTCTTTCATCGTATCGAATGCGTTATGTAATGCATCGTGATGATCTACAGAGACTAAATCCATTAGACCCAGTTGATGCTATTGAGTGGGCTAACGATACAGTTATTAACGACAAATGTGAAGAGTTTTCCCAAGAACACATGGGGGAATATATCATTGACACTGATGAGATGAATGAAGAGGACATGCTTGAATTGTTTGATAGAGACAATACATATCTTGGTAAATGGTCTAAAGATCAAAAAATTGCAATGGTAAGGAAAAGTATTCACCCAGACAGTAAGGTTAAATAAAATAGTAGCATCTAAAGCAAGAAACTAGATACCACTGGTTATAAAGAGTTGAGGCGTTATATCGAAGGTGTGCTTGATCCGGGATCTGTGTAACTTAATAGTGTGCCAACCTCAGTAAAGACGATGTGTGAGTCGCCTTCTTGTTTTAGTTAAATTACCGTTGAGATCTATCCTATTGGATGGTGAATAAAATGGTAGCATCAGGAACGAAACGAGGGAATACTATAAAATCTGTTTTATAGAATGAGCCAATATGTTAATACTATAAAATCTGTTTTATATAAAGTCGCCGTTATGTTAATACTATAAAATCTGTTTTATATAAAGTCGCCGTAGTTATTGAAATGTACAAATTATTAGAGACAAAAAGGTGAATAAAATGTTAGCAGCAGAATACAAGTTTGAAATAAAACGTCTTGAGGCTGAGTTGAAAGTTATGTCGGCTTATGCAGACAAACTAGCAGACGGACTACCTGAGGGTATGTTGCCTAAAGACATTGAGATTATGAGGGCGGAAAACGCCAATCTGATGCAGTTTTACGAGAGCGTTAGGACAGGCACCAGAGATATGTATCACACCGCTGATGAGAAACTGATTGATGTGATAGAAGAAGCCATTACGGAGTATGAAAAATGAGCAATTATAAACCCGATGTCTGGACTATTATTAAAATGGATGGTGATGATCCTCATTACCGAGTCCTTGCTGGTTGGAGTGGTGGATATCTTGATGGTGCTTCATGGAGAATGAACAGTGGTATTACTCGTGTAGAAGATGATGGCGACTGTTATAACTTCTACGGATCGTCTGGTAGTTGCTATAGTTGTTATAAAGAATCATATGGTGTACGAATTAGCAATGCTCATATTTGGTTAAAATTACAAGAACTACACGGCGACAAGGTTAAGATGCTGGATGAAGAAACAGACTGGTTAGGAATGGATTGGATTATCAAATGAAGTTTACTAATGAAAATATAGAAGGTGAAAAGATTGAGTTAGAAATTAACGATGACGCCCATCTTGATGACGTACTTCAAGCGTTTCAAAACTTTCTTCGTGCTTGTGGATATGTGATTGAATATAATAAAGTGTTAACAATAGAGGATATGGACAAATGATTAAACACGAACCACAATTTGATACTGATAAGATTTGCGAACACTATACAGAAAAAGATGGAGTTTATATTACCTATGTCTGTACATCTGCATTAGGACACGAAGCCCAAGCGATGGATATCTTCTATCGTGACACGCCACATCCTGAGTTTGGTAACAGGTATTTTGGATTGTATCGCAATCATCCGGGTAATATGATGATTACCAATGCAGATAAAGTTGAAGAATTTAATTTTGGGTTAGTTGAAGATGATGATGGTAATTTACAATATAGTTCTCATCGTTGGGATTATAAACAGTTTGAGAATGGCAATATGATTGA